GAGCGCCAAGCAAATGTGGAGCGAATACTCTAATACCAAGCGACCGTCTCTATTAACCCAGATATCCGGGTCTCCGATTAAGATCTGCCCCACGTGTGGATATGAGCATTACGGATATCCCCCTGGCTTTAAGTCCTTCGTTAGCGCGGTCGACCCGGAGGACCCACTACAGGGAACGTATTTTAACTGCTCGTGTGGGTCGACGCTGTTTGTAAAGCGCCAAGAGAGGGCGGTGTGATGGCTAACCTTCTTGTTTCTGTCAACGTCCCGCCAGGAATCGGTGTGGAACAATTCAAGGCTGGGTCCAAAATCCTGGCATCCATACTTCAGGACATTCGCGGGAGCGAGCAATCAATGCGCGGGTATCTTCACGCCGCCTCGATGGATGGCTTTCCTGTTTCGCCAATGAACACCCCAAAGGAACAACTCGAAGAGCTTTGTATCCGGGCATTTTGGTGGGCGTTTGAAGAGATATTAAGCGGAAAGCTTCACCGTGGTGGGCGGGGTCATCAAGTTTAAGGGGATTTAGTTTTACCCTCCCGCCAGGAAGGTGGGTGGTCAACTCCAGGGATTATTGGGGCTTTACATGCGCATATAATTGCTCTACTCTATTAAGGTCGATCACCCGACTCATGGAGCAAATGTGTCAAAAAAAACAAAACAGCCATCCCCAGTGGGGAGACCCACTGATTACCGACCCAATTTTCACCCATCTAGCTACATAGATCTTTGCAAACAAGGTAAAACAAGAACTCAGTGTTGTGCTGAGTGGGGCATTAGTGTTGAAACCTTCCACGCTTGGCAAAGAAAGCATCCTGAGTTTCTTGACGCCATAAAAGAAGGAGACCCACATCGTGAGTCATGGTGGGTCGAACAAGGCAGAACCGGCATGTGGGCGGAAAGATTTAACGCATCTACCTATATTTGGATAACGAAGAACACCCTCAAGTGGACAGATCGATCTGAAATCAAGACAGAACAGAACATCACGGTTGAAGGATTAAGCAAGAAAACTGATCAAGAAATTATAGAAGAGATATCGTCCCTTGCAAAGTCTCTCAAAAAATAGCCAAGAATATCAAACCGCTCTTATCCAAGAGTTCTTGAAGCGTCCGCTCTACAAACGCCTTAAGATCACCGGAGACTTACACCCGAAGCAGCAAGCCTTTGTATTAGACGAATCAAAGGACAAGGCTGCCCTATGTACCAGACGCGCCGGGAAATCGCATGGCGCGGCGGCTATGCTGTTTAACGCGGCTTTAGAGCACCCCAATAGCATCGCCCTTTACATTGCCCTAACCCGAGTCAGCGCGAAGAACATCATGTGGCCAATCCTAACGGAAATGAACACGAAGTATGATCTTCGGGCTGAGATGGCCGAAAGTAGTCTAGAGATTAAGTTACCCAATGCGTCTAGAATCATGCTGGTTGGTGCCGACATGAAGAACTTCATCGAGCGGCTTAGGGGTCCTAAATACTCGATAGCCATTATCGATGAAGCCGGGTCCTTCCGTTCGCATCTACAAAGCTTGATAGACGATATCCTAAAGCCAGCCTTGCTAGATTATAACGGGGCTCTTGTTCTCCTTGGCACGCCGGGTGTGATGCCCCTAGGGACGTTCTACGACTGCACCACGAAGGATATTGGGTATTCGGTTCATAGGTGGTCACTCTACGATAATCCATATCTCCCTAATGCCAGGGAATACGTTAGCCAACTAATCAGGAAACGACAGTGGACCGAGCTAAATCCCACTTACCGGCGGGAATACTTAGGCGAGTGGGTTGTGGATCTCGATGCCCTGGTTTATCGTTTCAGGCGTGAGCGGAACGTCTATAAAGAATTACCGGCCAACCAAACGTGGAATCGAGTGCTTGCGGTCGACTTTGGCTGGCATGACCAAACGGCGTTTGCCGTTATTTCCTATTCACATACCAATAGAAGAGCATTTCTTGAATATAGTACTGGATATTCGGAGCTTATCCCTTCAGACATTGCACGTAAACTTGAGCAAATCCGAGAGAGATATGATCCGGTTTGTGTGGTCGCAGACACCGGAGGCCTCGGCAAGAGCATTACGGAAGAGTTTATACGAAGATACTCGATACCAATAATAGCAGCCGAGAAGCGAGACAAGTTAACCCACATCTCACTTATGAACGGTGACTTTATAGACGGGAACCTAATGGTTCATGAGTCTTGTTCCGAGCTAATGGACCAGTACGAGACCCTAACGAAGGGCGATGATGGGATGGAAGACCCAGGAATGAAGAATGACCTTTGTGACGCGGCGCTCTATGCCTATTGGAGAGCTAGGCACTACCTGGGAGAGATCCCGGAAGACATCCCCAAGGAAGGATCTTTAGCCCACGGGGTTTACTTAGAGAAGAAAATGTTAGAGAAGGAGATAGAAGAGTTCGAGAAGCAAGAAAAAATGAACTGGTGGGAAGCATGAGCGAAGAGAGCGATACACTCCAACACATCAAAATAAGATTAGCGACCGACACGGATTACCCGCTTATCTATTCAAGCTGGCTTAAGTCCTTCGCTGATGCTGATCAGGCACGACTAGTCACCAAATCAGTCTATTACCAAGAACACCATGCGCTGATTGATAAGCTTATCGCCAAAAAAGCCCTATTCTTTGTGGCTTGTTCTAAACATGACGATGATCACGTTTATGGGTGGATATGCGTGAACCTCGCCAGCAAACCCCAAGTGGTTCATTACGTTTACGTGAAGCAGATTTACCGCAAGATAGGGATTGCTAATTACTTAATGGAGATGGTTCAAAAGCCATATATCTACACGCAAAAGAACAGATTTCAGCCAGAGGATTGTACTCATAACTATTACGAATTATTTCGGGAGGTCTACACATGAGAGTTTCTTACGCAAAACTTCACCAGCCGGTTCAGGTTGGCGTCTCTTATTACTCGCATCTTAAGGGAACTGACTTTAATATGAACTATAACGCCGGTATGTTAGAGATCGAGCTTCCAAACGAGATTCTAATTATCGGCCAGGGGAACATCGAGAATGTCAGGATCAGCAAGGATTCGTATAAGGGCACGTCTCAGGAGGCTGCGCCTATTGTGGCAGAAAGCGTTGAAGAAAAGCCGCGTCGTGGAAGACCGCCAGGAGCAAAGAACAATGAATGAACCAATTGGTTTAGAAGAATTAGATAAAATTATGAAACTCTGTTTAGAAAACGGAGTTAAGTATATTAATTATGGTTCAGTAGGGATAGAATTTCACCCGAAGAAAGAAACCTTACCTGTGTTTGAGGAAGAAAAGCCAAAAGAAAACACACAGGCCAACGGGGAAGATATCCTATATTGGAGCACTAAATGAGTGATCTTAATACGTACTGGTGGGAAGAGAAAACAGAGGCCATTAACAAGACCGTGTTTGGCATTGTCAGGTATCTAGACCAGAACCAAGCCCATCGCCAGCAAGCCAACCTGAGAAATATGCGACTATACGGGAACCTTAACGTTCTTGGTATGACCGCCAATACGTATTCACACGCTAATGCAGTGTGGAATGCTTTCGATCGGATTAGTCTGAATATTATTCAGTCTTGCATTGATACCGTGGCTAACCGGATATCTAAAAATAAGCCAAAGCCCACATTCTTGACCTTCGGCGGCGATTACTCGCTTAAGAAGAAAGCCAAGCTCCTTGATAAATATGTCCAAGGACAGTTTTACGCGATGGATATCTATAACAAGGGTCAAAAGGCGTTTAAAGCAGCCGAGATATTTGGAACCGGAGCAGTAAAGATCTATCGCGATGGCAACCGAATCTGTGCCGAGAATATCTTTATTGATGAACTCCAGATCGATGACTCAGAAGCAATTTACGGGGAACCGAGATCGATTTATCAGAAAAAATACATTGCCCGTGAAGTACTGGCCAGGATGTTCCCTAAGTTTGAATCTCAGATTAACGCAGCACCAAAAGCGGATAGCGAAAATCAAACTAATAGGAATCTGAGCAACCATGTCCTCGTGGTTGAGGCGTGGCACCTGCCGAGCGGGAAAGACGCTGGCGACGGCAAGCACGTTATCTCGATTGAAACGGCAACGCTGGTCGACGAGGAGTACAAGAAGGATTATTTCCCTTTCGCGTTCCTAAAGTGGAATACATTGCCTCTTGGATTCTTTGGTCAGGGACTAAGCGAGCAGTTAACTGGGCTTCAGATCGAGATTAACAAGATTCTCAGGACCATACAGCTTAGCTTCCACCTCTTGGGAAGCCCGGCTGTTTTGATTGGTTCTGAGAGTAAGATTGTCTCGGCACATCTCAATAATGAGATCGGTCGAATTATCAAGTTCTCCGGTATGCCTCCGACAATCTGGAAGGATAACCCGGTAGCCAATCAGCTTATCGAGCATCTTGATCGGCTTTATAACCGAGCGTTTGAGATAGCTGGTGTCTCTCAGTTGTCCGCGCAGAGCAAGAAACCAAGCGGACTTGACTCTGGCCGGGCACTTCGAGAGTTTAACGATATCGAGTCCGAGCGCTTCATGCTTGTTGGCCAGATGTATGAATGCTTCTATCTCGATATTGCCAAGCAGATTATCGAGCTTTCTAAAGAGATTTATGAGGACGATAAAGACCTAAGCGTCATGGTTAAAGGTAAGAAGTTTATCGAGAAGATTAAATGGTCTGAGGTAGATTTAGAGGACGATGAATATCAGATGCAAGTATTCCCCACATCTAGCCTTAGTCAGACCCCAGCCGGCAGACTTCAGGACGTTCAGGAGCTTATACAGGCAGGGTTTATTGATAAGGCCTACGCTCTTAAGCTCCTAGACTATCCGGATCTTGAGAGCTTCATGAGTTTGGCTAACGCGGCCATCGAGGATATTGAGGAAACGATCGAGGCCATGATTGACTCGGGTAAGTACCGTGGACCGGAACCGTTCCAGGATCTGGTTAACGGGATTAAGATCATGCAATCGGCTTATCTCAAATATAAGACCGAGAAGGTTGACCAGGACCGGCTTGAGCTTCTTATCCGTTGGATGAGCGAGGCGGACGCCACGCTAAAATCAACGCTACCACCTCCAGCAGCCCCACCGCTGGCCGGAGCACCAGGAGCTAACCCGATGGCAACTCCTAAGAGCGATCTTATTCCTAACGTTCCTGGAGCGGCGACCGCGCCGGTCTTGGCATGAGGGTGAAGTTAGTTCAGACGGTAAGCCATCCCCAGCTTAAAGAGCCTATTTCAACCGACACTGTGGCCGAGGGTAGAAGTAAGGCAGATATTGTTAAGAATCTTATGATCTCAGGCAAGCAAGCCTGTGAACTTAAGAATCACGGAATTACCAAGTGGAAAGACAGCAAGGGATCAGAGATCTCATTACAGCTAATTGAAGTATATAACCCATAAAGGACGAATATGGACCCGCAAGCAGCTGCACAAGCAATCGTACAAGATAGCAATCCTAACCCCACATCTCCAGTCGAAGGAGTTAACCCGGCACCTACAGCACCAGAGGTCAAGGAACCACCAAAAGAGGATAAGTTTGCGTCTAAGTTCGCTGCCCTTTCACGTAAAGAGAAGATTCTATACGAAAAAGAGAAGCAGATTAAGGAGCTTGAGAATAAATATAAGGGCTATGATACCGAGCGAAGCAGTCTAGAGGAGTCGATTAAGGCAAACCCACTAGAGTTTCTTAAAAAATACGGCATTTCTTATGACGATATCACGAAGCGCATCCTAAACGATGATAAGCCTACCGAAGAGCAACGTTTACGGGAAGTAGAGACTAAGTTAGAGAAGAAAATGCGCGAACTAGAGGAGAAGGAAGTTACATCCCAGCGCGCCCAGTATGAGAATACAATTAAAGCGTTCAAAGTAGAGCTAGATGGATTTTTAAACGAGAATAAAGACACCTACGCCGCGTTAATGATCGAAGATAATCCTAGCGATATCGTCTATGATATTATTGAGGAAACATTTAAAACAACTAAGAAGGTTATTTCTAATAAAGAGGCCGCAGACATGGCCGAGAAGTATTTCGATGAGAAAGCTCAGAAGATAGCGAGCATCAAGAAATACTCAGCCGTTAAGCTGCCCGAGGAACCAAAGAAAGCGATCGAAAAGGCCATGAGCGCCACGCTTACTAACGGAATGGAGACTAAGCCTCCGGTTCATCAAGGCGAGCTAGACCCTAGAGACCCCTATTTCTATGAAAAGAGCATCGAGCGAGCGGCCAAACTGATTAAATTCACTTAAGGGTTGCATTAAATAGATATCGCTGTATATTTTTTATAAAGCGACTTCATATCTAAGCAAGGCACAGGCCAATTATAGCATTTTAAATCATCCCAACGCGCTATTGTTTGGGGAATAATAATTTAAAAAGGACTATAATTTTATGGCTTTAGATATGACAACGTTTGCGGCTGCCCTTAAACAGCACTATCAAGATCTCACGGTTAAAAACCTGGTTTATAAGAATCGCCCGTTTATGGCGATGCTCAAGAAATATGAGAAATTCGGCGGCTTGAACATGCCGGTTCCTCTGATTTACGGATCTCCTCAAGGCCGTTCGGCCACGTTTAGTAATGCACTGAACCAGAAAACGAATAGCCAGCTTAAGGCGTTCACGATTACCCGCGCCAGTGACTACGCGCTTGCGAACATCCAGAATGAAGTTCTGGAAGCCTCTCAGGGCGATGCCGACGCATTCATGAAAGCAAGCACTACGGAAATCGATGGCGCTTTCATGTCGGTGACGAACTCAATCGCCTCTTCGCTGTATCGCAGCGGAACGGGTTCGATTGGCAAGATCTCCTCGGGATCTAACGTTGCTACACCGACCATCACCTTGGCCGACATCAACGACATTGTGAACTTTGAAGTTGGCATGACGCTTCAAACGGCTGCGACCGATGGCGCAACCCCTGAATCAGGTTCCGTGGTCATTACGGCCATTGACCGCTCGGCTGGGACGTTGACCGCTTCGGGTAACTGGACCGCTGGTATCGGGACTGCGGCTACCGGCCAGTTCATCCTGGTTGCTGGTGACTCCAACGCCAAAATCAAGGGTTTGGACGCATGGATTCCTCTCTCTGCTCCGGCTGCAACGGCTTTCTTCGGTGTGGACCGTACTGCCGATAGCACCCGCCTGGGCGGCGTGCGCGGTAACTACGTGGGCGTGCCGATTGAAGAGGCCTTGATTGACCTCGCCAATAAGGTTGGCCGCGAAGGTGGAACGCCGGACAATTGCTTCATGAGCTTCCAGAACTATGGAAACTTAGAGAAGGCTCTTGGCTCTAAGGTCATGTATGTCGACCTGAAGACCGAAGCCGGCATTGGCTTCCAGGGCATCCGCGTTCATGGTCCTAAAGGCTCCATCAACGTTGTGCCGGATACCTTCTGTCAGGGCGATCGCTTCTATCTGCTCCAGATGGATACGTGGCAGCTTGCCTCTCTCGGGATGGCTCCTAAACTTCTCCGTTCGGATGGCATGGACTTCCTTCGCGTTAGCTCGGCTGACGCGGTGGAAGTTCGCGTCGGAATGTATGGACAGCTTGCTTGCTCGGCACCCGGCTTCAATGGTGTTGGACAGTTGGCGTAATTAGCTTTTAGTGTGGGGTCATGGTAGGAATACTGTGACCCCATATTAAATAGGAGATAAAGATGGCTAATCGTAATTTTACCGAAATGCAAGCCCTGGACAAAGGCATTAAAGTCATTGCCGGGAGCTTTGCTCCGAATAATACCGGAGCGGTTAGCGCCGCTTCTAACAAGGGAATTGGTTACAGCGTTGTTAGGACATCGGCTGGGCTGTTTACGATTACCCTAGAAGATAGCTATGTTTCCCTGCTATCTGGCACGTGCTCGCTTCAACTGGCTTCTGCTGACGATAAGTATTGTCAGTTTGGGTCTATCGACGTTGTAACGGCTAAGACCGTGCAGATTCGTGTGTGGGACATTAGCGCGGCTGCTGTGGCTGACGTGGCCGCTGACGCAAATAACCGGATTAACTTCTGTCTAGTGCTTAAGAACTCACAGGTGTAACGATGGCTAATAGAAACTTTAATTCTATAGAAAGCCTCCAGAAGAAACTTAAACTAATTGCCGGTTCTTTCAAACATGCAGGAGCAGGTAAACTTGGTTTGGGCTATTCTGTGGCCAGAACCGCCGTTGGTAAATACACATTGACTTTGGATGACAGTTATCCTGCGCTGACTGCGGCTGTGGCCAATCTTCAGCTTGCAAGCGGGGATGATAAGTACATCCAATGGAATGCCATCGATGTTGTTACAAACAAAACGCTAAATCTTGTAATTAGAGACAAGTCCTCAACGGATGCGGCTGAGATTACAACGGTTCAATGCGTGGCTGACGTTGCTGGGAGTTTGAACAGCAAGTATTTCACGATTAACTCAGCAGATGATTTAATCCAATACTACGTATGGTTTAACGTCAACTCTGCGGGCGTAGACCCAGCCATTGCCGGAAAGACCGGATTAGCTGTGGCTCTTGCTACCGGAGCGAACGCCAACACGGTTGCTGCGGCTGTCGCTGCCGTATTAGATCCTCTGGCCTCTTTCGCGGCTGCGGCGGTTACTGATACGGTAACGGTTACAAATGCTTCGGTGGGTGTGACAACGGACGCTGCTAATGGAACCGCATCTCCTGGGTTCACGATTAACGTGACTCAGCAGGGTGATTCGATTGCTAAGGATATTGCAGATAACGCAAACAACCGGATTAACTTTCAGCTTTGGTTGAATAACGGGACGATTGATTAAGGAGTCTATCATGTTCATGGGTGATAAAAAGAAACTTGGTCAGATAATCGTTGCTAAATTCAAAGCTCCTGAAGACGTTAAGGCCGGTCCAGAAGATAAGGAAGATCCTAAGAAAGAGCTTAAGATGATTGCAGAAGAGATTTTGCAAGCTATCGAGACTAAGGATGTAGACGCGCTTGTAGATAGCCTGTGTGCCTTTGATGACCTTTACGATGATTATCAGGGTGAACGTCCTGAAGAGGAATCAGAAGAAGAAGGTCCCGAAGAACATAAGATCTTGGGGTAATTAGATGGCTAGGACTAGTACTCTATTAAGCCTTAGGACCCAGGCCAGGCAAAGAGCCGATATGGTTAATAGCTCCTTCATCACGGATGCGGAGCTAAATAGCTATATCAACTCTAGCTATGCCGAGCTTTATGATCTCCTGACTTCATGCTTTGAAGACTATTACGTTACCTCTGGAAACATCTCTTTAGTGCAGGGGCAAGATACATATACACTCCCAGCTGACTTTTATAAGCTGCTCGGTGTGGATCTTGTAGTTGATAGCCAGGGTAATGCGGTAACTCTTCATGCGTTTCAGTTCTCTGAAAGAAATGCCTATGTCTTTACTCCCACTTGGAATGTTGTTGGTCTTAATTATCTTAGGTATCACCTCATAGGGGATAGTATTAAATTTGTTCCCGCTCCTACTCAGACACACACGATTAAACTCTATTATGTCAAGGCACCAGTTGTTCTTGCCGCCGATGGGGATTTAATCGATGGGGTTAGTGGGTGGGAAGAGTATGTTATCTGTGATGCCGCCATTAAGATGCTTCAAAAAGAAGAATCCGATGTTTCCGTAGTAATGGCTCAGAAGAATGGTCTTATTAAACGTATTAACGAAATGTCTGCTAACCGTGATGCTGGCACTCCCATGAGAGTAAGTGACACGACTAAGAGACTTCCCTGGGAGTTCTGGAGCTTCGGGGAGGGAACGTGAAACATGTTCAGACGATTAACGTTAACGATTATGAGCTTAATCGAGTTCAAGACAATTTGGTTGAGGTGGTAAACACCATCGCAGATAAGCCAATAGTTGATGGTGTTCTGATTAAAAGAGTTATCTTGGCAGCCGGGTCCGATAATCTTGTGATTCATGGCCTATCAAGGACACCAAGTCTTGTCTTAGTAGGAACTCCTAACACTAATGCGGTGGTGTGGCAGACCGGAGTTGTAACCGATAGCTATGTAGTAATAAGAACCAGTGCGGATTGCACTGTTAACATGTGGGTGTGCTAATATGAGAGTTGTTAACGAGAAATTACTAAACGCAGTTGATCTAAGTGCCGCAACAAGCACTAGCGGGACATTCGATGTTCAACATCTTTATCTTATGAGCTTACACGCCGTTATTCCAAGCACCACGGCTGCCGGGACCATATCAATCCAAACCAGCCTTAATGGAACGGACTGGTTTCAGAAGGATACGATCGCAGTAAGTCTGTCCGGCGCGGCGCTTAATACGATTAAGGAATACGCCGATCTTTCGGTTCCCTTCGTTAGAGCGGTTTATACCAAATCTACCGGAACCGGGTCTTTAACCCTTTACGTAAACGCTAAGGGCTTCTAATGCTAGAGCGTCAAGCAGTATCAATTCCAATGGTGGGAGGTGTCGGTAATAAGACCGATGAAAAAACCCTACCTATTGGTAAGATGCAGACGCTTGAAAACTCTCTTTTTTTAAAACAGGGCAAACTTAATAAACGAAATGGATATGATGTACTTGGCAAAACTACTGCAAAGTTTTACGCCGGTATTGGTGGAGCAGGAACCTCTATATCTTCAGCTTCATTTCTCTCTAATTTTGGGAATGAACTATTAATCGGAGATGGCAATTATCTTTGGTCTAGAGCAGAGACACAGAACAAACTTGTGATGAAGGGCAAGCTATTAACCCATAAATCAAGTTTGATAGACGTGTTTCGAGGAAATGATAACGCCGAATATCCAAGCTGTGCCATAGTCGGAAACGATGTGATGTTCTGTTACTTAAAAGCAGATCCTTCTGTTGCCAGAAAAAACGTGTACATTACTAGTTACAATATTGTTAATGAAACCTATACATATAACGACGTAAAGCTCCGGGATTATGGCAAGGCTGCTAAGGTTGTGGCGATGAATGGGTTTTTCTTCGTGGCTACGATCGATGAGCACTTTACTCAGATAGCGATTGATATTTTAGATCCTTCCGTTTACCCGGTCACAGGACCGATTGACCCAGGCAAGAATATAATTCAGATAACCCAGGCCGTTACAAATCTTGATACAACCAACCCGGTCATTGATCTTGTTGCTGGTACAAATTATTTGTATGTTGTCTATGGTAAGACAAACGGGATAGACGCTCTATTTGTACACCAAACAGCCGCTCCGTTTAGCAACACAAACTTTACTCTTGGGACTCCTATAACGCTTAACTCAAATCCTCAGACAAGCGGCGCTGCTGCAAGCTATGACGTTACAAATGACCGCGTAATGTTTTGCTACTCATCTGGAACCGGATTCAGATATACAATTAGAAATAAGGATTTTACATCCCAGGTAAAACCAGATGTAAGCGGCGACAGCGGAACACTGCACGTTAAAAATATAACAGCGGGGCACACCACAGCGGGTACTGCCGGGAGCGTGCACAATCTTTATTTGGAATCATATGACACAGTTAAAGACAGATCTCTTCTTTCTTTTGACCAAATAAGTGATGATGGAAATACTGTTTCTGGGATAAAAACACAGCTTGGACTAGGATTAGCATGTAATCCTATGGATCAAGATATCATCATGTGTCTTCACGATTCAGGAACTTCTGGACTTCAACATTCACTATTCTTGATGAGTATGACTAATAATTCTAATCTAATCCCATTTATTGAGTCAAGACACCTTTACGGACAGGCACAGGGATTTGATAAGACCGGTTTTACTCCAAAACTTGCCATGTCTGGGACTAAATACATAATCCCGGCCATGATTATTAATCCAGAACCAACAATTTCTGGAGTATCAAACTTTAAAAACATTGTTGCTATTGTAATAGATATTGACAAACAGCAGGATATTACAGAGGCAAACACAAGCTATGCGGAGCTTCTTGGAACGGCTGGCGTTAAGGAATATGATAAGCGCTCCGTTGTAGAGAATAACTTCTATCTATCACCGGATAATCTATCTTTTAGCGCGACCGCCGTAACTGGTGGGTTCATGTCGGATGGAACCTATCTATACCAAGCAATGTATGAGTGGGTTGATTCATCCGGTTTTATACATCGTAGTGCTCCTAGCGCTCCTTTATCAGTAACTCTTTCTGGCGGTGGGTCTACACAGACCGCTAGCATCTCATTGACTAAGCCATATCTTACAAAAAAGAATGGCCAAGAGTTTCTTGGGTCCGAGGAATCTCTAACCAGGGATAAATGCCGGGTTATTTTATACCGTTCCAAAAATGGACTTACTCAACCGTTTAAGGTAGCCGACGTAACTTATACGATAGATTCAAGCTTGTTGACTATTGTGGACACTCTGGCCGATTCTTCCATTGGATCTAATGAGGTTCTCTATACCTTTGGTGGTGAATTTGAAAACACATCGCCACCTCCTTGCAGTCTAATTATTAAGGCTAAAAACAGGGTGTTTCTAATCAACGATGAAGACCCTCTAGAGTGTTGGTTTTCTAAAGAGCAGATTGTGGGTGAAGCCGTTGCATTCTCGTTTGAATTAACAACACGAGTTTCAGAGGACGGTGGGAGAGTTACTGCACTTGGCCAGATAGATGATAAGCTGGTTTTTTTCAAAAAGTCCACTATCTTCGTTATGAATGGAGACGGACCGACTAACACAGGATCTAATAATAGCTTCTCTCGTCCGACTAAAATTGAGACAGACGTTGGGTGTGTTGACCCAAACAGTGTTGTTAATACCCCAGAGGGGTTAATGTTTAAGTCCCAAAAGGGGATTTATCTATTGTCCAGGTCGTTAACCGTTCAATACATCGGCGCGGATGTAGAGGACTTTAATCAATACAAGATTAAATCAGCGCTGTTTTTAGAGAACAATAATCAGGTTCGTTTCACTACCAATAATGGATACATCTTGGTTTATGATTTCTTCTTTAAGCAGTGGTCGGTATTTACCTATGGCGGTATTGATTCAGAATATGTGACTAATCAGTTCTATACGCTTCAATCCTCGCCGGTTGCTGTTTTGCGTGAAAGCGCAGCGTTCGCGGACGGTAGTTCATATATTAAGATGCTAGGTGTAACTCCTTGGATAAAGCTAGCCGGTATTCAGGGCTATCAGAGGATTAGGCGCATGAGCTTCCTTGGAGAATCTAAGGGCGCTCATAACATGCAAATTAGTGTTGGATATGACTATGACAACTCCACATTTACGCCATTAACTCTGGTTTCTCAGGCATCGACTACAAGCAAATACCAGTTTATGGGTCACATCCCCATGCAGAAGTGTGAAGCTATTCGGTTTAAGTTTGAGGACAGCACAAGCGGTTCTGTTAACGAGGGTTATACTATTTCAGATCTCAGTATAGAGGTCGGTGTTAAGCGCGGCATTAAGAAACAGGCCGCTGCAAATCAGGTGGGGTGATAGGATTATGGGAATAATAGACGTAAACGACCCAGTACAGCACGCACAATGGGCACTAGATGAGGCTATTAATGCTAAAAATAGAGCATTAAATGGAGTTCTTAAAAATGTCTCCAAGTCCGGGCAGGATGCAGTATTAAAGCCATATGAGGACAGAATAGCCGCAGCACAACAAGCGCTGGCCACGGCTCAAACCCAAAAGACAACACAAGCCTCACAACAAGAGGCAGAAAAGCGGGCTAACGACCCGGCGTATGCGGCTCAACAGGATCTTGTTACTCAGATGCAGAACCGGATATCCGGGAAAGAAAAGAGTGCTTCGGAGATCGCAGCGGAACAGGCTAAAGAATCAGCGGAACAATCAGCGGCATCGGCTGCGGCGTCTGCCAGGGGAAGAGTAAACCCGGCGATGCTACAAAAGGCTTTGTTGCAACAGAATGCCCAGGTCGCTCAACAGGCTGGGCAGATGGCCCAGGCTGGCAAGCAACAGGAATTGTCTCAGTATGCCCAGATGCTTCAGGGAGTAAGGTCTGGGGAGTTACAGGGACAGCAGTTGTCACAACAGCAACAGCAGTTCTTACAGCAGCTTCAACAGCAATATGCGCAGCTAGAGGTCCAGAAGCAGCTTGGGATGGGGAACCTTGGTGTTGCACAAACCGGACAGACTATGACCGGGATTGGTTCCCTTATGGGTGGTCTTAGCGGATTGGCGGCGCTCTTGCCTCTCCTCTCGGATGAGACTAAAAAGAAGGATATCAAGGAAGCAGACAAGGATATTTATGAGTTCCTAGATGCTCTTAGCTCGTCTAAATACAAGTATAAAGACAAAAAGTTTGGGCCGGATGAATACTATTCCCCGATGGCGCAGGAGTTAGAAGAAACTCCGGTAGGCGCGTCGATGGTTATGGAAACTCCAAACGGCAAAATGGTTGACTATGGCCGTGGATTTGGGGCAATCTTGGCTGCACAATCAGCACTACATAAACGCTTAAAAGATCTAGAAGACGAGGGATAAAATGGGGTTCTCTGTTGCTTCGGAAGACGAGAATGTTCTTAATCTTGTTGATGAGAATGGGAATAACCGAGTTGTGGCAAAATCTGCCCTATCCCCCGGTGTTGCAGAAGCTCTTCCCAGGATTAATGCGGCACCGTTACAGATAGAACCAATCGTTCCAGAAGCACCACCGACCGCAGCGACTGTTCCCGCTCTACTACAGATTGAGCCTATTGCAGAGCCTGTTAGGGCTCCTGCTGCTATGCCAACTACCACTGAGGCCGGAAAGATCGATCCCAGCATGCTCGTTGGGGTTGCTCCTAAACAACTGCCACAGGTTGCGCCACCACAAAATGAGATGGTGGGTGGCCTTAAGCAGCTAGAAACTAACGTGGGTGAAAGCGCTAAAAAGATTGGCGCTATAGGTGCGGGCATTCAACCAACATACGAGGCTGCTAACAAACAGATCGCTCAAACCCAGGCCGATTATAAAAAACAAGAGGCCGATGCTATTGCTCAGGTCAATAACGCAAAGAGCATGGTTAATACTGCAATGGCAGACGCGTCTCGTGTGGGGTCAATAGATCCAGCCCGATTTTGGAGCAACAAGGGAACCGGGGAGAAGATTACAGCTGCTATTGCCGTGTTTCTGGGCGGTGTCGGTGCTGGTCTACTTGGCCGTGGGGGGAATCCTGCTCTTGAGATGATTCAAAAAAGCATAGACCAAGACATTAATGCTCAGGAGCAGGATATTAAAAGGAAACAGGCCAATGTTGGCATGGCTATCAACGCCATGGACATTGCCAGACAATCCCTTGGTGATATCCGCGCATCAAGGACCGCAGCCCTGGCCAGTGCGTGGGGAGATGCCGAGCGTAAGGTCACGGCAATGCAAGCTGGCATGAAGAATGAGGATGAGAAGATTAAACTAGACCAGCTTAAGCAACAGATGGCTATGACCAGACAGACCTATGAGGTCCAAACCGCTCAACTAATGCAGAATAATAAACTAAAAGAGCTTATCTCGTCTGGTAATCAGGGAGTTACTCAGGGAGTAATCGAACAATCCTCCCTGCCAAGAGAAGAGAAAGATAAGTATCTTCAGCGCATGGTTCCTGGTTATGGGTTTGCTAAAGACCCAGAGACCGCTAAAGAGGCGGTTAAGGTCACTGCGGCTGCGGTTCCATTCCAGAAGAGCCTCCAGGAATTGATTAATCTAGTAAAAGAAGGTCCGGTTATTCCACATACGGATAGAGCTATAAGGCTCACTTCTCTCGCTGAAGAGGTCCAGATGGCTTATCGTGAGAATAAGAATCTTACCCGGTTTAGCGAAGAGGTTAAGGAATTTATGGAAAAGGTATTGCCAGATCCTAGCGCTATAACGAATCTCCATAATATTCCAAAGTACGAAGCCGTATTAGAGTCATCAAAGATCGACACGAGGAACAAGTTAAAGCAGTATGGTCTTATCCCTCAGACTACACCTGGGGCAGCGTATGAAATTCCTAACCCAAACAGGTGAGCTATGGCAGACATTATCAAACCTCAACTCTACACTTCAGAAGGTATCAAGACAGAAGTACCCGATGAATCAATAAATGAGGAGATAAAGTCCGGTAATGTCACGGCGGTTAAGGGCGATAAAATCCCGGTTATCAAGGAAGACGGTACGCCAGTCCTGGTTCCTTCTGAGTACGCCATACAAGGGATTAAGTCGGGCGATTACGTATATGACACTCCTTCCAAACAGGCAGAGCGCGCCGAGAAGAGAGAATACGCGACTCCGACTAAGGCACTAGAGGCTGGAGCGGCTGGTCTAGCTCGTGGCGTCTCGGTGGGTTTGTCGGATGCGGTATTGGCTGGTTCTGGGCTAACCGATCCTGATACACTTGCTAAACTTAAGAAGCACTATCCCATTACAAGCACTGTCACAGAGTTGGCCGGTGCTATTGCTCCGGCAATTTTAACTGGCGGCGAGAGCGCTGTGGCTGGAGCGGCTAAATATGCTCCTTCTGCATTAGTTACCAGAGTGGGGAATGTTGCAGAAAGGGCTGCTGCTGGGCTTATAGAGACCGGGGCAGAGAAAACCATTGCTCAGAAGATCGTACAAGCCACTGTCCCAGCTGTAACACGCGGGTTTGCAGAAGGATCGATGTGGGGTGCTGGTGGTGCATTGTCCGAGGCTGCGATAGGACATCCGGATGAGATCTCGGAGCACTTCATAGCTAATGTTGGCCAGGACGCTATTATGGGCGGCATCTTCGGCGGCGCTCTTGGACTAGGCGCTAAGGGGATTGAGAAGACAGCCGATCTGGTTGGAGCACTTAAACTTAAGCATGGCGCTGAAAAACTTAAAAGCATCGCCGTTAATGCCGATGAGTTGACGCAAAAAGCAACAGAAGCAGTAGATGCGGCTAAGGATAATCTTGTTTCAAGCTATGGTCCTCCGGTAACGGCAACAGAACCGCCATCAATGACTCTTCAGCGTTTTGGGGCAAAGAAAGAAATAGTTGAAGAGATTACACACGGCGAGGGATCTTTAAAGCCACATGCAGATAGCATTAAGGAAGCTGGAACTTTAATTGGTGCTCCTGTAATGCCTGAAATGGTCTCAGATAGCCACGCGGTCCAAGCGGTTGGGTCTTGGATCACCAAACTACATGGGACTGCCGCAGGAACAGCAAGACAAGAGGCTTATCAACAGGGATATCGGGCGGTTCAGGATACTATTACAGGTCTAATCTCGGATGCCACAACCACGGATGTTAATGTTCTTGGTAAAAAGATTGTGGACAACTTGAGTGAAAAGTTTGAGGCCAGGCTTAAACCACTTCAACAGGTATTTGAACAGGTTAAAGACGTGACCGGGGATATTCCGATTGCGAAAAAAGCAGCAAAGGCTGCTATCGAAAAACTTCAAGAAATTGCAAAGAAGGAACTTTATTTCACAGAAAGCGCCTCGGCTGGCGGCGCTTCGGTTAAGCGAGCCATTTCAGACCTAGATAGTGGTCTTCTCAATAGCGCGGAAGAACTCAACCGACTAAGGAGCAAGATCAGCAAGGTCCTATCCACAACGGCGTCGCCAGAAGAACGCTATGCCGTTGGACAGGTATCAGAAGTATTGACAGAAGCCTATGAGAGCAGTGTTCTGACTCAGGCTAAGGGTAAGATGGCCAAGGCTGATTATCAGGCGCTCCTAGAGGCTCACAACGCGGCTAAGGCGGGATATAGGTCCCTTGCAGAAGACGCAAACGAGATAATGGGGCAGTTTGGGAAGAAATTCAGTGGCCCAGAGTCGTTTTACAATCTTCTAGAGGATAAGAACGGGTCACAGATTCTTAGAACTCTGTTTGATACTAAAGAGTATAAATTTTTACAAACACTTCAAAAGAAACAGCCCGAAATATTCAAACAGCTTAAAGACAATTACCTGGGGAATATCGTCTTAAAGCACACTAAAGATCTAGAAGTCCAAACTAATCAGGTCTTGAAAGAGTTTAACAAATTACCTGACAGCACTAAAAGGATGCTCTTTAACCAAGAGGAGCTTAAAAAGATCAACGCGGCAACGCTTTGGTCCGAGGCTGTTCCGAAAGACATTAACCCATCTGGCACTGCTCAGGCGCTCATTCTTCATGAAGCAATGTCCGGCCCTGGTGCTTTGGGTAAGATGTTGTTTAATAATCTTCAGTCTGGATTGGCCGAGAAGGTTGTAAAGGCTGCTGTAGACCCAAAGAATAATAAGTATATCGCCGGAATCAGCAAACTGTCCAGCATGATTCATGATTCTTATGGTTTTATCGTAGAGCAGAGTCAGAAGTTTATTAGTGGAGCCGCTAAGGTAACTATCCCAGTTGGTGAAGTCCTATATCAACAGGCCAAAGAAAGAAAAAAGGAATCCGCTGTTGAGAAGATAAATAAGATTCATAATCTTGTCTCTAACCCAGAACAGATGATTGAAACGGCTAGAAAGTCCCTGGCCGGAGTTTCATCTATTGCCCCTCAAAGCGGCGCAGAGATAGTTGGAAAGCTAACTCAGTCCGTTAATTTCCTGGCCAGCAAGACCCCAAAGAATCCCATGGGTGCGTTTGCTCATGATGATTGGACCCCATCAGCCTATGATCAAGCTAAGTTTATGCGCTATTACGACGCAGTTCAGAATCCAAAGAGCGTCGTTTACTCTCTTGGCGGGGGAGAATTAACGTCTGAGGGTGTGGAAGCGCTTAGAAGTATCTACCCGAATATCTATAAAACGATGGTTAGCTCCGTAATGGATGAGATTTCTAAGAATAAGGACGTTCCTTACTGGAAGCGCGCCCAGGTCTCTATCCTAATGGGTCAACCCACCGACTATAGTCTAAAACCGGACTTTATAGCCTCGATGCAGTCTAACTATATAAAAGAGCAAGAAGGGCTAGAAAAATCAAAATTTAATGCTAATGTTGACCTTGCAAGTAAGCAATTATCAGATACCGAGCGAGTCCTTACAAGGGCATAACCAGGGGGATGATCTCCCTCTAACCTATAAGGGGGAGTTGTGGGAAGAAAATCGGTAGTTAATGCTTACAAGATTATAGACGCTGTTTCTCTTGGCGCGACATTCACATCTGGCGTCACCTCAACGAAGAATCTAGATAATATCGGGCTGCTTGTAGAGTGGTCTGGAGGTGGATCTCCAGTCGGTGCAATCACTATCGAAGTTCAAAACGGTAACTCCGCATGGAGCGCATTAGACTTTGGAACCCCTATCTCTATTACTGGTAATTCCGGGAACTTAAACATCAATATTAATCAACTCCCGTTTGAAAATATGCGCATAACTTATACGCGCACTAGTGGGACTGGCTCAATGACAGCAACTCTGGCTGCGAAAGTGGTGGGTGCGTAATGAGTTCATTTCGTTGGCCAGTATCTGGTGGGTCTGGTGGTGGTGTAAATGTTTATTCGACTATTTCTGTGTTTCCTGCTCTTGCTTCAGACGGTGCGCTTGGTGTTGCCGCTGATACTCATATTCTCTATGTTTTTAGCACAGGTTCTAATACTTGGTCGGTTCTGTCTACTCCTGGCTCGGATCTCGTAAGCCTAAACTCTGATACCACGGCTAATCAGACCATTACGGTCGGAACATCCGGGACCGATGTTGCCGTAGTAGACAACGGAACCGGAGATCATAAGATAAATATTCCGGTGGCGAGTGCCACAAACACGGGGAAACTAAGCAACACAGACTGGTCAACGTTTAATAATAAACAGCCAGCACTTGGATTTACAGCAGTTCCAAACACTAGAACTGTTAATGGTCATGCATTGTCTTCAGATGTCACTGTAACCGCAGCAGATGCTGGAGCAGTTCCCACAACCACAACAGTTAATGGTCAAGCACTGTCAGGAAACGTATCGCTCGCACTTGATGACATGTCGGACGTAACCGCATCCACCCCTATCACTGGAGATGGCCTACAGTGGAATGGAACCGCTTGGGTTAACTCAGCCCCAGCGGTGGGCGCAGGATTTGGTGTGGTGCAGTTTCTTACTTCTACTGCGTCCGACATTGGTGGATATGCAACGCTTGCAACTGCTCCGCTTACTTCCGCAGAAGTAGATACGAATGTGGCCGTTACTGTTGGATCTAGCCCCGTACTACTTAAAGCATTTGCTACCTCTTCAACTGGGCTTCTGATAACATCTATCCCCGCAGGACTTTGGGAGTTTGACGTATTCGCGAACGAAAGCGCCGGAACCACCTGCGCGGTAAAGATTGACGTCTATTCGCGAACGAGCGGTGGTGTTGAAACGCTTCTGTTTACGGCAACAACCCCGAACTTATCCGCAACAGTTACACAGCTTCAGATTTCTTCCGTTCAGCCCGCATTTTCAGTCGCTACAACCGACCGTCTAGTGTTCAAATATTCGGCTACAAACTCAAGCGCAACGTCAAGAACGGTGCATATCTATTACGATGGAACAACGCATAACTCGCATACGCACACGCCGTTAACCATCACGCACAACTCTCTCTCCGGGAATCAGGGCGGTAGCGCATCAGAGCGCTACCACTTAAGCGCTGCAAACGCGACAGACGTTGTTAATGCAACGGATGTCAATAACGTAAGCACGCTCGTTAAGCGCGACGGGAGCGGAAAATTTGCGATAGGCACGATTAATTTTGCCGCACTCGATGCCAACACCGTTCCATTCACCAACGGATCTTTGGATCTTCAATCAAGCGAAACGACCACGACAGAACTCGGTTACTTGCACGGGGTCACTTCCGAGCTTCAAACCCAACTTGACGCAAAAATTCCTAGCTCTTTACCCGACGCCAAAGGCGACATCCTCACCGCCACGGCAGACAATACACCCGCAAGGAAAGCAGTTGGAACCTACGGCAAAGTGCTAATGCCACAACCAAGCGATGCGACTGGCATTGATTGGATGCGGTACGACAATAACGGGATTAATTACATCGCCTATTCCGATGCCGAAAACAACGCAACCACCGGATATGCAACTTACGCCGACGCAGCGGGAGCAAGCCCAGTAGACGCAACAGGCGGTTCTCCAACCACGACATGGACCACAACAAGTACAAACCCTCTTCGTGGTACAAATTCTTTTTTACTTACTAAAGATGCAGCCAACCGTCAAGGTGAGGGTGTAAGCTACGCTTTCACCATTGATGCCGCCGACCAAGCCAGAAGCCTGACTATCGAAGCAGACTACACCGTTGTTTCTGGCACCTACGCAACCGGCGACGTTACCGCATGGATTTACGACGTAACAAACTCGGTTCTCATTCAACCAGCACCTTACCAGATTGAATCCGTTGTTGCTGGCACGATGGCACGAATCAAGATGGAATTCCAAACCCCATCAAATTCCACTTCTTACCGCTTGGCTTTTCACGTTTCAACGACTTCTGCGTCGGCCTACGTTTTAAAATTTGACAACATCCAAGTTGGCCCAAGAGCCAAAGTCTTCGGCGCTCCGGTGACGGATTGGCAGAGCTACACCCCAACAATTTCTGCTTGGTCCGCAAACACAACAACGACCGGTAAGTGGCGGCGCGTTGGCGACTCAATGGAATTGTCATTCAATATAGCATTGAGTGGTGCCCCAACTGGTGCGCTTAGCACAATTAGTTTACCCGCAGGATATTCCTTAGACCCAGCAAAGATGGGGAACACGACTTATGATTATTCGTCGCTGCTCACCATAAGAAGGACTGGAAATACGACGTATTCTGGCATGTTAGTCGCCGGTACAAACAGCAGCACGACATTGCTACTATACTATTTAGACGCAAGCGCAACGGCTGGGGCAATTAATGCGACTACTCCGGCCACGTTTGGAAACGGCGACACGATTACCGGCACAATCAGAGTTCCAATCCTCGGCTGGAGCAGCAGTTTGGCTTTGTCAGACAGCGCAGATACTCGGGTTGTTTCGGCCATTATTGGCGGTGATCCAGCCAGCGCAACCTCCGGGAATCCCATTATTGTCCCAACGGTGTCATATGACTCGCACGGTGCATATAACGCATCAACTGGACGATATACTTGTGCGGTACCAGGTCAATACGTAATGACGGGCGCTGGACAATCGGCGTCTTCTGCCACTACGCTGACCATCTATAAAAACGCTGTTTCTACTCAACTCGCTGGAAATCTTGACTCCAATGGAGAGGCTACATTTTCAGGGATGGTTAACTGCGTCGCGGGAGATATTATAGACCTTCGTCCTGGCGGGACGGTGGACTTTACCAATGCAACGTTGAACATATTTAAATTATCCGGCCCCTCCCAAATCGCGGCGAGTGAATCGGTCGCTGCTCGATATTACGCTTCCGCAACATCTTTAAGTGGGTCTTTAGCAACCATTGTTTGGTCTACTAAAGACTACGATACTCATGGAGCAATGTCTTCTGGCGTGTTTACGTGTCCGGTTGCAGGAAAATATCACATTGCCTCTGCCATAGCGCTAGCCGGTACATTCATCTTAAACAATACGTCAATTATAGAAATTCAAAAAAACGGAGTGGCGGTTAGTAACTTAACTCGATATATCGCAGCGGCATTAACCAATGATGGTATTGATATTGAAGACACAATTAGTTGTTTGGCCGGAGATACTCTACGAATTCAGGTGTCAAATTCAGGAACAACACCGTCAATAGTTTCTAGCAATACGAGAAACTACGTTTCTATCGTAAGGATTGGATTATGAAGTATTTTCTAGTTTTGTTAGTCTTCTTTTCTGGTTGTGCGACTCCTCGCGTGCTGGTGCGTGACTGCCAAGATGCTGGGCCTGAGTTGAAGAATTGCTTGTTGGTGCAAAAGCTATGACCATTAACCTGGAACATATTGTTGATGCTCTCGCCGTGATGGGTGCTGTTGGGTCAGTCAGATGGGTTCTAAAGCTGCGAAAGGATTTGAATGCGGCTTTCATGAAGATTAGGAAGATTGAAGATAAGTTGGGGGAAAAGTGACTCCGAATAGCACAACGATAGATCAAGACACTAAAGTGCCAATTAGCCTAATTATAGTGCTTATCAGCGCGTTCCTGGCTGGCGCTGGGTTCCTGTTCAACCTATCTGGCGAGGTTGCGACCGTGAAGGCATCCATCCGTGGTCACGAAGTCATAGACGATAAGCGCGTTGAGATGATTGAGCGCAAGCAAGACAGGACCTCTGAAGTCATGCAGAGTATCGACAACAGGCTCTCTCGCATCGAGGGTGCGCTTGGGGTTAAGAAATGAAATTCAAAGAACCACACATGGAAGCGCAATTTTTGTCACGGCCTCTGCGTCTTCTCGAAGTGTGCAAAGAGTTTGAAGACTTGTCAGAAGCCTTTGGAATCGAGCCAGTTGTCACGCGTGTAACAGACCCCGTCGAAGGAGAATCGGGGGTCCACCCCGCTGGCCGCGCCGTTGACTTCAGGGACGAGCACGATGGCGTGCTTATGTACACGGACGCTCAGACAGCAGCCATAGTTGAATACTTAAATAAAAAGTTTGAAAGGGGTGACGGCAAGCCCGTGTGCTTGCATCACTCTTTTCAAGGAGGCCAGTACCACTGGCATTTACAAACGCCCATAGAATGGGGCAAAGGAGACAATCATGCCTGAAGTTCAAACTAAATATCCGTGGCAATCGAAAACGATTCTTTTAAACGGCGTGATCGCCTTGGCCGGATTTGTGGCCATGTTTCTGCCACAGGCCTCCGTGGTTCCGGCATTCATCCAGGCTCACGCAGAAGCCATCGGCCTATTCTGGGGTGTGCTCAACATCGTCCTTCGCGCCGTGACCAAAGACGCCATTGTATTGAAAGATTGATATGACTCTTGCCTTATGGCTTGAGATCATCAAAGGTGTGCTCGCCTTCCCGGACGCTGTTTTGAAACTCGTCCGGGTTCTTTCCTCTACTCCGCAAGAGAACCATGACAAGATTATTAACGCAGCACAGGCAGAGAGCGACAAGTTTAAAGAGACGGGGTTACCCACATGGTGAATCTAAATCAAAAGTCTTTCCTGCTTGGCTTTCTTTTCTGTGCGCTGCTTGTTGGATGCTCTGGGGTGACTATCCGTTACTACAGCATGGACGGGGTGCGTTACGCCGAAGGGGTCTTAAAAGGCCCAGAACCAAAGTACAATAGGGCATTCTCGGACTGCGAACCTGACGCGGTTTATAAGCACGGCAAATGCGTCGTTATGTTCCAAAATGAGTTCGATGGGTGGAAGAAAGACTACCTCACCTGTAAGTCAGATCTAAACACATGCCAGCGCAACAGTGGTGGAGGTGGATAAGTTACGGGCTGTAGCTCAGTGGTAGAGTAGTCATCTCAGGCATGAGTTGGAAGGACGCCGGTTCAACTCCGGCCAGCCCGATGCCAAGTGTGGTAATAACGCTACTAACAGAAAACTCATTTATGAAAAAAGTTAAGCTACAATTACCGCACGAGAGAGATTATTTAGCCGAGTTCAGCCGTTTTGTTTTAACTCTTGGGTTTCTATTCCTTTGTTATATTGTTCTAAAAGCCTGTATTGGATAATTGTGTTGTGTCTAGTGCCATTGAGAATAGTGTTTTCTTATCCAATTTAAGCACGCTTGATAACCCAGCACACTCTGAAACTGTGACAGACTTAAGGGGTTGTCCGTTCTCAAGTGCCTGATATCTTCTTTCTGTTATCCCAGCATATTTAGAGACAGCATACTGAGATAGTTTTAGCGTCTTTCTTCTGTGGGTTAGAAACTCTCCAAATGCCCTATCTTGTCTGGCTTCGTTAGCGGATACCTCATCTAAGTATTGAAGTTGAAATCCAATCTTTTTACTGCGCTCTTTGATTGCCAATGATCTCAATTGAGTCATGATCTGCATACTCCTTGCTTGTTGTGATTTGAACTATACTTGAATCGTCTTTATACATAATGCCATTAAGGGCATCAAGAACGGCCTTAAGGAAATTGTCCAGGTCTCCCTGGGAAGGGAAGCTCTTGGATGGATTCTTTGGCTTTTTGTGTTTAAAAATTACGGCAATAGACACAGCGCCGTCAATGGGCTTTATCCCTGCTTTTATGGCCTCATGCCGTATTGTATTTTCAAATACCACCGTCTTGGTTGGGGTATAAGTCCCATATCTGCTTAATCTAGGTCTTCCCTTTGGAACTGGTTTAGTCATTATCTTAAGATATTGGGTCATTTCTTAACCCTCTCCAACGCATCCCTGGCAATGCTTTCGTAATGGCCTACTTTTTCCTGCGCGTTAAATCCCGCTTTGCAATCCTCGCAACCCGATATTGCTTCCAGCGTAGATTTATACTCGTCTATCACCCGGCATAGATCTTGGGTTTGGAGCTTGAGCTTTTCGATCTCCCTGCTCTGCACGCACTCCCTTCGCTGGCAATTCTCGCGGCAGGTGTGGATGCCGGAGGATTCGAGGTAGTTCGCACGTTGCTCTAGCGTCTCAATCATCCTGTACTCATCAGACAGCCTTAGTAAAAGTTGGTCGCGCTCTTTCTTTATCGCGGCGTTCTCGGATTTGAGTTGGGTTATCTCGGCGCTCAGTTCGCAAGCGGTACAAAGCTGCCCGGAAGGTTCTTCTCGACACAAATAACAATCTTCTCTGCTCATTTTCCCCCTCCCGAAAGCACCTTACTAATCTCTTTCATCTCTTCAACTATTTGGTCGAATCGCGCTTGCAATGAATAAAGTTGTTCGCCCAAAGCCTCGGCCATATGTTTTGCCAATTTAACCCGCTTTAATTCTTCTTCGCGCCGGTCCCGCCCCTCCTCAAACTGAGTGGCGAATTTGCACACGTTCTCGTATTCCCACTTCAGATTGGCGTTCTCGGCTTTGAGTTTGGCAGTGTCGTTGTCGTATTTGTCCTTGGTACACCACATGCCAGTATAGCCAGATAGCGCGTAGAATCCATCAACTGGCGGGGTGTACTTTGGAGTTTCGTCGTACGGATTATTGTCGTTTGTCATCGCTTCACCCCTCCCGCCAGCGCCCTGATATCTCTGGCGAGATATTGGTAATCAATCGCCTCACAAACTTTCGCTGCGGCCTCCACCCCATTTAAAAATCCAACGCGCTCGCCCTCGGCATAACGCGCTTTCAATGCCTCAGATATTTTACCAGCCAGATGATGCCTCATGTTCGCGTCAATGACTCGGTGAGAGTAATCTGACTGCATAAGCCAATAGTTTTTCCAATCATCCACAATCTTCAGTGCCAACTCTGTCGCCTTTTCGTCCACCGTCTTCTCTTGCGCTGTCATGATTGCTCCTTGCCGCCGAGTGCTGCCTGAATTGCGTTCACTGCCGCCGAAATATGGGTTGATGATTCATAATGATTATCTAACGCATCCAGAGCAAGGCGGCACGCGCTCTCCAGCTCCTTCACCCTCGCTTCCGATGCGGCGAGCTTGGCATTAAGGGCATCAATTTCCTTGCACGCTTCTAGCCAATCATCTGTGCGCATGTTGAGCATTTTCTCCCCCGTTTCATTCGCGTTGTTAGAGGTCATGGGAATCTCCTATCGCCTTGTGACAAACGGTGCAAACGTATGCTCCAGTAAATCCAACGATCAGCTTTGTCCCTTCCATTCTCGTTGTATCGCTTCCATTAAGCTTGAATGTTTCAACAGGCTGAACTTTGTCACAGTTCGCACAATATCTTGGTCCATACAGCTTCTCGTTAACTTCGCGTAGAATCTTTGCCTCAGCATCCCTCGCCTTTTCGATGTCCTTTTCTAATTCGTGTGGTGGCATAAACAAGTACTTATTCACCCGAACCCCCCTTCGTGGCGCTATGGGCTTTTCGTGCGTCTTCCAAATATGCTTTGGCAGATTTATATTCCTCCTTTGTTGGAACGCATCGGTTCTCTTCGCAGTGTCCAATATCGTCAACCATTGTTTCCATTCCTTCGATCGCCTCTTTCAGCGCCTCTCGAAGCTCCCGCACCTCGGCATCACGCGAAGAGTAACCGGCTTTAAATCCACCATAAACTGCAGTATCAATATTGGTCCAAATAACTGACCGTAATTTTACAGGGGGTCTTTCAAGACTTACGCCTGGACCGCGCTCCACAAATTCTATCGCCAACTCATCAAGGTTTTTCATATTACCCACTTCCGAATCTCTCCGCATTGCGTGCATTTCCAACAAAGATTGTTCCAGTCGTATTCCCACTCATGCCCATAGACAAAACAAAGAACGCTCCACATGTATTCAACTAGTGTTTTCATTCCCGTCCCTCCCCGTGGGCTTTGCGAAGATCCTCAATCCGTTTTCTAACCTCAACCAAGCCAACAATCTGGCCGTCGAGCATACCCATTTCGTCCCATGCCGCCAGCAGTGCTGCGACACTAGGCCCCAGGTCCACCCGCTCGCGCTTCTTTCGCAAAGTACGTGATGCGGCGAGTTCGTTTTTAGTCATAGAGGTGGAATAATCGCCTCCATCAAAATAAACAAGCGTGTCACCGTTTGTATCTTCTCCGTTAATAATCCCTCGGAAGCTTCTCCTGCTCCCCGGCTTGTACGCGTGGGTCATTGGTCTGCCATCCTTTTCTTTCCGCTTCGCAGGGCTTGATTAATCTTCTTGGAAAGCTCTTTGAAGTCTTGGTGTGTAAATCCGAGATAGGTCCATTGATCTTCCGAATTAATGTCGGTTCGCATCCGCGAGTAAAATTAAGTGAGGCTTCTCGGCTTGGGAAATAAGCAAGGACATCTCTCCCCGCAAATCCGGAACTTTCCGGGCCTTGATACACGACCCAAACAAGCTTGGTGCCTCGCTCTGTAAATATCTGTTCACTTCTGGCTTTCATCAGAACCCCCCTTCGTGGCGCGAATGGCCTCAAGAGCTTTCCGTGCTCGTTTGCCGCCTCGGTCCATATAGGGTCCGTCATCGTCCTCAAGAATATCAACGTCATCCTCAGTGATTACGTCGTAGACATCCCCCTCTCGGTCGTCCTCACCATTAAAACAAACCCAACGATCTTCCCAGTTAGATTTGTTAGCATAAAACTCAAGCGCCTCCTCCGCAATCTTCAGCCTCCCCCTCATCTCCAGGTTCTCGGCGTCTGAAAGAGTGTCTCCTGGTCTGAATTTGATGATCATTTGATCCCCAACACGGTGTTTATCGCCCACATCACGGCAATAAGACCAAGCATGGTTAGGATGAAATAGCCTAACCAAGGCTCCTGAAAAGATAGAAATACATAAAAGCCTATAGTCGCCAACACAATAACCCAAGCAATAACCTTTTTCATTTGAACTTCTCCAGTGTCTCGTGTGCAATATTCGCCATACGCAAAGCATTATCGGGCACAAAGCAATTGTCCTCGCGCATAAAATGGATCTTCTCAAGACCCCCTCTCAGTCCCTGCGCCCGCTGCTCGGACAGGCATAGCGCCGCGTGAATCTTGTCTCGCTCCTCCCTGGCTTTGTCCAGGTCGTGGATTGCGCGGTTACGTTCAGATTTATACTCGTCTCGCTCCAGGCATAGATCTTGGGTTTGGAGCTTGAGCGCGGCGTTCTCGGATTTGAGCTTGTCGATCTGATTACACACCGAGCACGGGACATCTGCCCTATGCATTAGATCGTGTAAGTCGCAATAATCGTATTCTGGTTGTTCGGTCATTTTGATCCCCCAGAATATCCGAGTAGCGGCGGCATTCTTCCGCTCTGGTAGGCTGTCCCGATTTGTGGGATCATCACGCTCCCCACGGTTTCACCGCTCGGCAAGACGATGTGAGCTAGGAACTCCTGTTCAAGCGTCGTAATCCCGGATTCAACGCATTCAAGCTTTGCCTTGATCGCCAGGACCAGACAGCGCCAGCTGGTGCGGCAGAGCTGCTCATAGGTCTTGATCGATGCGCCGGTCGCCTGTTTGCTCGGCGGCTGTGGAAGTGGGAGAACAAACTTTATCCTGCGGCTCGCCATTTCAAACATTACGATTGCCTGATTGCCCTGCTCACCGTAGGCGAAGCCGCTCGCACCGTACTTGCCCAGGATCTTCCTGATTTCGCCCTGTGACCGATCAATCGGAACCGAGCTTTTCTCTGCGTAACTCATAATCCTCCAGCCTTTCTTAATTTGTTCGGCACCGGCACCAACAGCATCCCCATCCTCTTGCTCGCTTTCTCTTCGTCGGTTAGCTTGTCCCATTCTTTGATTTGTCCGGTATCGCTGTTCATATTCTCTCCGTTTCGTTAAAAGTTGGGTGGAGGTCCTCGCCATTCGGGGTTTCGCCTCCCCCGTCCCATTGATGTTGGGACAACCTATTTGAACAATACAGCTCTTACGGCGCAGTCCTTGGCCTCAAGAAGTTTCCGAAGCGCAACTGTGCGTTCTGGGTTCCTTGGAAGCTCCGCGATTATCTTTACTGCCAAGTCTCCAAACGGCTTGCTAATCACCTGCAAATGCGGAGGCAAATGCCCATACTCAAAAAACTGTTCCAAATATTCTTTCTCTCCCATATCTCTCTTTCCTTCTTTCTGATCCCTTCGGATCGGTTATGCCCGGGGGCGGTTAAACTTTCTCCTTCACGGCGACCTTGATGCCGGTGATTTCGTGAAATATTTCTGCATTGAAAAACGGTAGATTCTGGAAATCATTCTTCACTTGCTCGCTCGCATTGCCCCAATACTTTTGCCACGCTGCTTTGTACTCAAGCTTCTTGAGATAGCCGCCGGTGGTTTCTGCCTTTGGGTGCTTCTCTTTTTCTTCTGCTGTCATCTCTGAGAAATAGACCCATTCGGTCGTATCTGGTCCGCGTCCAAGCACCGCTTGAATCCGTGGATCACTCCACGGCACTTTGGAATAGCGGTTGAACAGCCGGACGTTCGGGGTATTGGTGCAGAATAGGCCCGAGTTACTGTCGCCCGAGTTCCAGTGGCCCGAGTTCCAGTGGCCCGAGTTCCTGTGGCCCGAGTTACTGTGGCCCGAGTTACTGTGGCCCGAGTTCCAGTGGCCCGAGTTCCAGTGGCCCGAGTTCCTGTGGCCCGAGTTACTGTGGCCCGAGTTACTGTGGCCCGAGTTCCTGTGGCCCGAGTTCCAGTGGCCCGAGTTCCTGTGGCCCGAGTTCCAGTGGCCCGAGTTACTGTCGCCGGAATTGCCCCTGCCGGTGTTCACGGCGTCTAAGACTTCGTGCCAAGTAAGCTCGCGGAGAATCGTGAGACACGAAGTAACGTTCTTATCTTCGCCCTTTTTCGTGTCTTTGACTGGGGATTCCACGGCGCAAACCCTGTTCGTGGGGTCAAAGTTGTAGTAATTGAAAATATCTTGGGCTTTCTCGCAGTAGTGGAACCCAGACTCACACATTGAGATCGGTCCCTTGTGCTCGTAGGTCTTTCCGACCTCGAACTGGAATCCTCGGCATTTCATGTCCTTGTCAAAACACTTAAACCCCTTGATCATTTTTACTCCTTCGTTATTGTTCATAAACAGATTCCCAAGTGTCCAAAATTGTACTCATAAACCACCCACTCTGGGCGGTTAAATCTCACCCAGCTTTTTAATCTTCTTCAGACACTTTTTGCAGGTCACATATTTAATTGTGCGAGACACTTTAAAGCCAACACCGTTGGTGCGGCACAGACTGTGAAAATCTTTAATGCAGCACTGGTAGTGGGTTTTATTACTTTGCATGTACGTGCTCATTTTAAGCCCTTCCAAAAGTTCACCAATTCTTTATCAACACGATTCGATTCCGTGTTTCCCCTCATGCGTCCTTCCTCTGCCGATTTGTTCCACACCTCGCAAGCCACGCAGATTCTCTTTTCTGGCGTGGTCAAAAACTGTCCTCGGCAAGCCTCAGATACTCCGCTCAGGCACTTCATGACTTTCCTACCCTGGGTAATGGTCGTGCTCACAAGCAACTCGGAAGGCTGCCCCAGTTATACGAATAAACCACCCACGCCACGCACACCGCGATAACGAGGAGGTACGCTAAAAGGTCTTCGGTTCTCATTCGCACCACCTTGAAAATGGAAACGTTTCCACTTCGACGCACATTTTGGTTAACGCTTTTGCTCTTTCCCAATCTTCTTTGTAAACCGCATCAACTAGGCGGTGTAATAGCTGGTCTTCTAGACCGTGAAGCAGCCCATCGTCTGAAAGCGCACCCTTGCTGTTTTCTATAACAATGCTGTCGTAAAGCTCTTGATCAGTTAATGGTTGTAGACTCATAACCTCACCTTTCTCGGCGCCGGCACTAACCACATCCCCATCCTCTTGCTCATGTCTTAATTAGGTCCTGTTCCCATAGCGGCATCTCTTGGGGTTCCGTTTGTTCCGGTTTTAAGGGCCCTGGCTTCCCCTCCATTGCTTCCGTTCCGGTCATTGAGGCGATCGCCTTACAAAGCATTTTAAATTGATCCTGGGGCAAATCAGAGGGCTTAGCCTTGCCATAGGTTTTTGCGGTATAAGCCACAACGGTCTCAAGCTGCCAATGGTGTTTCTTGGCCAATAGCTTTAGCTCGTCAATGTCCGCTTGGGATGGCTTATCCTCGGCTGGTTTGGTTTGTTTAATCGGAGTTATGTTTTTATTGGGTTCATTTTGTGGTAGCGCCCACGATGGAAGTTGTGGCGGTAACCAGTAAAACCACTTTCCTTCTTTTGTTTTGCCGGACAATGCGCCTTTTGTTCCCTTTTCAACTATTTGAGCAAATCCGCTTTCTAGACCGTAGAGGTATCTTCCTATGCCCCAAGCAGACCCCGCTCGCTTTAGAGCGCTTGATATTCCGCCTTTAAATGCCTCAATATCTGTTTCTTCAGCACCGTCCGATTTTATAATCCAGTCATCGTTGACCTTGATGGATAGATTACACATCACCCCATTTGGTAAATGAGAATAATTTACAGACCAGTTTTCTGGACCTGCCACATCGTCTAATCGATCCATAACGGCTCTTGCCTGTATATAAGCCAAACAAACCGCCCAGACTTTTCCGTTGGTTTCTCCACACTGCGCAAGACGCCACTCAACATCTGATGTCGAAAATGGTTTTTTAAGTTCCTTTAAATTCATATTAATTTACTCCCGACTTCCTACTTGCTTTCTTAAACATCGCTTACTCCTTCGTAAATGGTTCTATAGAACGCTTGCACAGCGGTCTCTAGAGCCTTTTTGGTTTCTTCCTTAGTCACAGTTTTATAATCAATTGGTTTGTTAGAGCCAGATCCAAGACAAACGGGGCATCTGACTATCTGAGTCGGTTCGAGTTCCCATTTGATAAGACACTCGCCGCTGGCTTGGCACTGCTCACAGTTCCCATATTCGCTCATTTGGTCACTCGCTTTGATTAGCCCTGGCACCGCTTGTATCTGGGAAGGATATAGGCTTGTGGCACCAGGGCTAAACTCTCAAATCGGCTTTGTTGTCTTGTATCCGTTCCCGAGCACTCTTTTAATATAACTTGGCGCGTTAGTAAAGCCTTTTATTTCTTGGTGTAAACTTTTGTAGGTATTTACTTTAACCCGGAAACCTCTAAAATATAGGTATGAAAGCAATTAAACTGTTAACTATTTTAGGATTGTTAATAAACCTATCCGCTTGTGGTCTCCGGTCCTTTGCTCAGATGTGCGCGGTCGAGGCCGATTCCTATGGCGGGCTAGATCGTTGTATTTATGAGAAGCGACAGGACGCGATTAGGAATTATCAGCTACAAATGATTTTGATGAACCAGAATATACGAAAAACATCCTATTAGACAAAAGTAGGCCGTATTCATATTTTTCCTTCCAATTGATGCGGTTAAATAGTAATTGGCGCATATCGACTAACCACCGATTAAATATGGCTTGGAAAATGTAAGACAAATAAATAAAGTTTCTTTGCGGCGCTCCTTGGTCGGAGCAAATCTTACACCGCTTCAAGCAGCCTCCCCTGGGTAAAACCGGGGGAGGTTTTTAGGCGCTTGGAGGGCTATTTGTCTAACAACAATAATAAGTGGTTTAAGCACTTTAACGGATCAAGTCTTGGTCAATCACTTAGTGTTTTAGTCAGTAATCAGGATTATGAAACCATATTTTTTTGGTGGTGGTTATTAGAAAAAGTCAGCCTTTGGGAAGATTATAATAGGCGCGGCGTGGCCCGAATAACAAGTCGGATGATTAAAAATGAGCTAGGTTGGAACCGCCAAAGGTTCCTAAGATTGTGCTCAAGTATTACCCTAAGTTTACAGGTGAACATTCAATATATATCCGACAGCGATTCTTATGATGTTTCGATTCCTAACTGGTTGAAATATCAAGAAACAAGGGGGGGCAAAAGAATCACAAAAAAAGAGCAAAGTGCCGATAGACTTAAGACAGAAGACATAAGACAAAAGACTAAAGACTTGCGCTCAAATAAATTTGAGCAGGAGATTGAGTCAATTTACAATTCAAACTATCCGCTGAAGAAAGGAAAGACAAAAGGCATTAAGAAGCTGGCGAAGGAGATAAAAAGCGAAGAAGACTTAGAAAAGCTTAAAAAAGCTGTAGTAAATTACTCAACAGATAGAACAGGATCAGAACCACAGTTTATAAAACATTTTTCAACCTTCGCTGGTGAATGGAAAGACTGGGTTGATTTACAACCACACACAGATAGGTCGATGTTTGCATTTTTGAAGGAGGCGGAATGAAAGCAGCAGAATTTGAAACACAAATACAACGCTTGGTTAGTACTTATGGGAAAGCCCAGTATTCCGAAGAGCGGGTTAAAATAATCTGGCGGGAAGTCCAGTCCCTTTCGGAAGCAGACTTTTCTAATATTATTGAAAAGATGATCTCAGAGTGTAGACAGGCACCACTTATTCAAGAAATAAAAGATTATTCAGCCCAAGCCAAAATAGTTCAATTTAATAAAAAGAGTAATCACACATTGTCGGGGCAGGGTGGTTGTTCAACATGTAAAGGAACAGGGACCGTTTTGGTTAGAAGACTTGACGACTTGACCCCATGGGCATTTCGATGTGATTGCGAAGCAGCAAAGCTAAGAAATTTTAAATATCCACAATGGGCAAATGCACATAAAAGTGCATACAAATATGTTTAGGCGCTTTACTCTTAACCCGCTGTGTTATAGAAGCAACCAAACCAAAGGAGCAATTCAATTATGAGCGACTTCAATTCAATTACCGTATCAGGAAACCTAGGCCAAGACCCCACCCTTAAGTTCACCCCTGGCGGGACGGCGGTTCTAGAAATGAGCCCGGCCGTGGGGAAATCAAGAAAGACCCAAGCCGGGACTTACGAGAAATCAAGTTTCTGGGTTAAGACTATTTGCTTTGGGAAGACCGCTGAATATCTGGCTAACGTTCTGTTCAAGGGAACCAAGGTTGTAATCATCGGAAGCCTCGATATCCAATCCTACCAAGATAAGACTGGCCAGCAGAAATATATGACCAAGATCCTGGCCGATCGGGTTATGAGCCTAAACGCTCCTCGGAAGGAACAAGAGGAGACTAAGGGTCCTAAAACGGACGTCAAACGAGAAGTTAACCTCCCCGAACCGGATATGGCTGAAGCGGATATTCCCTTTTAAGACCGCAAGGATACCTTTCCTAGACAGACTTAACGCAATGGCCTATAATAGACCCAAGAGGATACAAATATGAGCGCCAAGCAAATGTGGAGCGAATACTCTAATACCAAGCGACCGTCTCTATTAACCCAGATATCCGGGTCTCCGATTAAGATCTGCCCCACGTGTGGATATGAGCATTACGGATATCCCCC